CGGTTCCCCGGCCACCTTTGCCTGCGACGTCAAGAGCATCGGCATCCCTGCGGAGTTCAACTACATCACTGCAGCCGCAGGCTGATCTTCCCCGCATCTTTCCCCGCTCCGCCCGGAACGGGGATTTTTTATGCCGTGAAAACAGTTCTCTCCGGGGCAGCACCGGGGCACGGCGCAACGAAAGGAGCCAGAAAATGGTTATTTGTGGACAGGAATTCAACTTTTCCGTGCTGAACGCCAACGACATGGACCGCTTCGAGGATGCCAACGAACGGATGCAGCAGGCGGGCCGGGCCGAAAAGGAACGCTTCAACCGTGGCGGCGTGCGTCTGGGCGACCATATGCGTGCACAGGCGCGTCTCGTGATGGCCTGCATTGACGAGATCCTTGGCGCGGGCGCCTCTGCCCGGCTGGGTCTGGATGAAAACGATGCAGCGCCCATCTATGACGTGCTGGACGCCATCAACGAGGCCTGTATGGCCGAAAAGCAGCGCTATACCAGCCGCATCCCCAAGCCCCAGCCCATGAACCGGGAGCAGCGCCGGGCAGAGAAAAAGCACAAGCACGGCCAGAAGCCGCAGGCCGTGAGCTTCCCGGCACAGCCGCCCGCCGCCCGGATGGTGGAGCGGGTGGACAAAGCCGCCCGCCGCAAGGCCCTGCTGGCAGAGCTGGCGGCGCTGGATGACTGACCTGCTGACGGACGCCCTGCCCACCGTATGGCACGGCAGGCGCATTGACCCGGACTTCCGGCACATGGTGCGGCTGTCCGCTGCCTACAGCCACGGAGAGGTCGAGGCGGACCCGGTGGCCTTTGCCATGCAGCTGTGTGGGCAGTTCTACACCGAGCGTTTTTCGCCCTCCGACCTGCAGGAAAAATACAGCTGGCTCATCGAGTTTTACTGCGCCGGAGAACAGGCCGCAGAGCCAGCAGCGGCAAAGCCTGCCAGCAGGCCCGACACCGGCCCGGCGTTCGACTACCGGTGTGACGCGCCCTACATCGTGGCGGCGTTCCAGCAGGCCTACGGCATCGACCTGACCACCGAAAAACTGCACTGGTTTCGGTTCCGGGCGCTGTTTGCCGCCCTGCCGGAAGATACCCTCATGGCCAAGATCATGGGCTGGCGCAGCGCCGACCTCAACGATTACGAGGGCAGCATGCGGGAGCATTACGCCGCGCTGAAGGAACGCTTTGCCCTGCCTGCCGCATTGAGAGGGGGTGCCGCCGTTGCCCAGACCGTTGCCGAACACGACGCGGCATTCCTGGCCCGCTTCCGGCACTGAGCGGGTGCCGGTGCCCTGCCCCTACTGCGGCAGGCCCCTGCCCGTGTGGGCGGTGCGCACGGCCACGGCATCCGGCGTGTGGGTCAAATGCAAAAATCCCTCCTGCAAACGGGAGGTAGAAATCAAACTGTAAAGCCTGTGCCCTTGTGCCCGCGCTCTGAATGAGAGGTGGACACAAGTGGCAGATTTCAGCATCACCGGCGAAGTAAGGCTCAACAGCGACCCGGCGGAAAAGAGCACCAGCAAGTGGACCGTTGCCGCCGGAAACATGATCGCGGACTTTGCAAAAAAGGCCGCATCGGAACTGGGCAAGGTGGTCCAGAGCGGCGTGGACTACAACGCCAGCATGGAAAGCTACCTGACCAACTTCAAGGTCATGCTGGGCAACGAGGAACTGGCCGCTGCCAAGCTTTCCGAGCTGCGCAAGATGGCGGCATCCACGCCCTTTGCCCTGTCCGACCTGACCGAGGGCACCCAGATCCTGCTGCAGTTCGGCATCGCCGCCGATGACACCACCGACGTGCTGAAACAGCTGGGCGACATCTCCCTTGGCAACGCGGACAAGCTGCAGACGCTGGTGCGTGCCTACGGCAAGATGTCCAGTGCCAAGAAGGTCACGCTGGAAAACGTCAACATGATGATCGACGCGGGCTTTAACCCGCTGAACCAGATCTGTGAAGCTACCGGCGAGAGCATGTCCGACCTGTACAAGCGCATCTCGGACGGCAGAGTCAGCTTTGAAGAGCTGCAGTATGCAGTGCAGGCCGCCACCAGTGAGGGCGGGCAATTTTACAATGGCATGCTGGAAGCCAGCCAGACCTTCAGCGGCCGCATGTCCACCCTGAAGGATAACGTGGCCGCCCTGACTGGCGAGCTGACCAGCGGGCTGTTTGCGGCGCTGGGCGACCTTGTGGTGAAGCTCAACGACGTGGTCACCTCCTTCCTCGACAGCGACGAGAAGATGGCCCAGCTCAAGGACACCATCGGCATTGCTACGTCGGTGGTCGCGGCGGCGGGCGCAGCGTTCCTGGCTTACAAGGGGTATGTGGCGCTTGCCACGGCTGCCGAGGTCGCGCACACCGTTGCCACCACGGCCATGACCGCAGCCAACGCTGCCGCTGAGGCGGGAGCCACCGGTCTGGCGCTGGCACAGGCCGCTTTGAATGCGGTGATCTCCGCGAACCCGGTGGCCCTGCTTGTGTCCGCACTGGCAGCTCTGGCAACCGGCCTTGTGACGGCCTACAAGACCAGTGAGACCTTCCGCAACACAGTAAACTCCGCATTCAGCACGGTCAAAAACATTACCCAGAGCGCCATCGGCACGGTGGTGGACTGGATCAATGATCTGGTTGCAAAAATTGAAGGAGCAGCGGCAGCACTGGCCAACCTGAAGAACGGCATCGGTGCTGCGGCGGATGCTTATAACACCGCCTACAACAACGCCATCAACAACTATAATCAGCGCAAGAGCGCAAAGCAGTGGGACAACTCCCACAAAGACCTCGAATGGGACGATGACAACGGATGGGTGCCGAAGGGCACAAGCAGCTCCGGCAACGGCAGCAGCCGCGCCGGGAGCCAGACAGCTGCGAATCCTTATCCGGCCATCGCCAGCGGAGCCAAGAAAGCCAGCAAGGCCACGAAGGAAGCTGCTGCCGAAGTGGTCAAGTCCATCTCGGACACCACGACCGAAATCGACGGCAAGATCACCCGCACCACCGAAAACATCACCGAGACCTTGTCTAATGGCAAGGCCCAGCAAAAACAGGTCATCACCGAGACCTCCCGCCAGATGGTGGAGGGCGTCCTGAAGGACATCAAGACCATCACCGAGGTAGATGAAAAGGGCAAAAAGACCGTCAAGCAGACCATGGAGACGGTGCGGGAGGTGGCCAAGACCATCACCGCTACCACCTCCGGCATCGTGGACGGCGTCAAGACCAGCACCAAGACGGTGACCGAGACCCTGACCGACGGCACCGAGACCCAGAAGCGGGTCATCACCCAGACCTATGACGACGTAGTGGACGGTGCCCTCGTGACCGTGGAGCGGGTCAAGACCATTGCCGCCGATGGCACCGAAGAGGTGGCCGAGACCACCAAAGAGGCATCCATCAAGAGCTTCGATGACCTGTGGAAGGAGCTGCAGACCCACGCCGACACCGGCCTGCTGGGCACCTTCGACAGCCTCTATACCGCCGTCAAGAACAAGGACTGGAAGTCCATCGGCCTGTGGGCGGCAAACGCCATTTACGGCGGCCTGACCGCCGATCAGAAAAAGCAGGTCAATGACTTTGCCCTCGGTCTGGTGGACAAGCTCAACGAGGCACTGGGCAACGCTCAGACAGCCCTCGTGCAGAAGGGCATCGACATCGGCGCCCAGATCTGCAAGGGCCTGACCTCCGGCTTTGGCGAGGTCTGGACGCAGGCCAAGACCCTCGGCACCCAGCTCACCGGCATCTTCCAGGGGCTGAAAGCGCCCTTGAGTAGCGCCGCGCTGGCCATCAGTCAGGGCCTGTCCGGCGGTCTGATGGCCAGCTTCCCGGCCATCTACGCGGGCGTGGGCTCCATGGTGGGCACCATCGGCGCGGCCTTTGAGGGCATGATGACCGCCATCGCCTCCGCCCTGAATGCGACCGTGTTCGGCATCCCCATGGGCGTGATCGTGGCGGGTGCCGCCGTGGCGCTGGGCGTGGCCATCGCGGCCATCTGCGCAAGCCTCGGTGCCTCCAGAAAGAGCACGCCCAGCCCCGGCGGTGGCAGCGCTTCCGGCGGAAGTTCCGGCTCCGGCGGCATCAGCGGAGACATCGACATTTCCACCGGCACCGGCAGTCTGGAGGACGCCATCACCGCCAACACCAAGGCGCTGGAAAAGACCAACGCCGCCCTTGCCGACATGATCCGGCAGGCGGGCAGTCTGGTGCTGTCGGACAATATGCGGTTGGGCAGCACTGTGGCTGCCAGCGGCACCGCCCAGGTTGCTGCTGCCGCCAACAGCTACCGCCGGGAGGGCGACACCAATATCACCCAGAACTTCTACAATGGCCACGATACCGCCGCCGCACAGCAGCGGGAAGCCCGCTGGGAGGCCGACAAGGCCCGCCGCCAGCGCCGATGAAAGGAGGACACTGTGCTTTTTAAGGATCATCTCAAGATCGTTACTGATGCCGGTGCCGTCCTGCATCTGGGCTGGGACTACGACGCCCCTTACTTTCTCGACCCGCTGAACGGGGTGGATGTTGATCTGCAGACCGCGCAGGGGGTCAATCAGGTCGGAGCCACCGTGGAGGGGCAGAGCGTCTCCGGCGTGTCCCGAACCCTCGATGTGGTGTTCTGGGGCGCGTATGCGCTGGACAATGCCCGGGCGTTCAGCAAAAAGCTGCCCTACTTCACCAAGGGCACCCTGTACTTTGGCGACCACTACTTCACCCGGTTCGTGCTGCAGAAAACGCCCTATTTTTCCAGCTACACCGAGCCGCGCTGTGAGCTGATGCTGTACAGCCCCAAGCCCTACTGGTACGGCCTGACCGCCACGGCCCGCGTGCTGGGCGGCTACCAGCCAGCGTTTACCTTTCCCGTCTGCTACGATTCCCACACCTACGGCATCCGGCAGGACGGCGAGGCGGCAGTGCTGCGCAACCCCGGCAGCCTGCCGGTTCCCTTTACGGCAACCCTGCGCAGCACCATGCCGGTGGTGCACCCGCGCGTGGTAGACCTGCGCACCGGGGCTTTTATCGGCTTTGACCTGACCTTACAGGACGGCGACAGGCTGGAGATCTACCGCAGCACCACCGACCGGCTGGCCTGCACCCTGACCCATGAGGGGGTCACCACCAACTGTTTTGCCCAGTTGGACGAGGACAGCACCCTCACCGAGCTGCAGCCCGGCGACAACATTTTGTCCATGCAGGCCGACAGCGGCGCGGCCTATTTGCAGGCATCCGTGAGCTTTTACCCGATGGAGGCGGGCATCCTGCCCGAACCGCTATGAGACTGGACGTTTTAGAGGCCGACACCCTTGTCCGTGTGGGCTGGGTGGACGTGTGGGTGTCCCTCTACTGGGACAGCCCCTACTACTCCGAGGGCGGCTTTACCTTGGAGGTGCGCCCCACCACCGAGAACCTACAGCTTTTGCAGGAGGGCCGGTGGCTGGTGCGCAGCGACGAGACGCCCCGCATCCCGATGCGGATCTGCGGCAGGGCCAACCAGAACGAGGACGCAAACCTCGTGGTCACCGGCTACCCGGCCACCTGGATCCTGACCAAAAGGGTCTCCGCTGCACCCATCAAGGGCCAGAACGCTGAGCAGGCCATGCGCAGCCTCGTGGCAGCGGCAAAGCCGTGGCCGCGCCTGGAGCTGGGCACCGAATACGGCTTCGACACCGTGTTCGACAAGCAGACCTCCGGCGGCACTGTCTTTGCCTACTGCCAGACCATCGGGCAGGCGTGCGACCTGGGCTTCCGCATCGTGCTGGACGGCAAGGGCAGCAGCAAGCGCCTGCTCTTCGAGTGCTTCCGGCCCACCTTCGACCCCAACAACCGGTACAGCCCCAAGTGGGGCAACCTGCTCAACGCGGGCTGGTCCTTTGCCGATACCGATTACGCCAACGTGGCCCTTGTGCAGGGGGCCGGTGAGGGCAGCCAGCGGGCCACCTGCTGGGTGGGCGACGTGGACAGCACCGGAGCCGACAGGCGGGAGATCTACATCGACGCCCGCGACATCCAGCCCGACAAGGAAAAGGGCGAGACCACCGCCAGTCAATCGTATCTCGACAAGCTGGCCGACCGGGGCGGGCAGAAACTATTGGCCCAGCTGCGCATCGGCAACATCGAGTTTGACGTGGACGATGACGCGCTGGCCGTGGGCGACGTGCTGCGCGTCAACCTGCCCCAGCTGGGCTACACCGCCATGGTGCGGGTGGCCGACATCATCACCGAGAGCCAGTCCAGCGGCACCACCCGGACCATCCGGCTGGGCACACCGAGCTGGCACAAGACGTAAAGGAGGGCTTATGGCCGATATCATCACCTACCCGGAAAACGGCATCACCTACGACGCCGACGACGCTTCCGGGTATCTCAGCACCCGCCTGAGCGGCGTATACAGCGCAGACGAGGACTTTGCCGTGACCGCAAACGGCGACCTGACCGTGACCGTCAGCGCCGGGCAGGCATGGGTGCGTCCGGCCCGCTTCCGGGGCCGCAGCATCATCCTGGAGCAGCCGGAGACGGTCACCCTGACCGCCGCCGACACTGTGCGCAGCCGCATCGACCGGCTGGTGCTGCGGTACGACGCAGCCGCCAAAAAGACCAGCCTGACCGTGCTGACCGGCACCCCGGACAGCGCCAGCCCCACGGCACCGGAGATCATCCGCACCGCGCTGGTGTACGACCTGTGCCTGGCCGACATCCGCCGCCCGGCGGGCAGCACCGAGGTCACCGCTGCCGACATCACCGACACCCGCGCGGACGAGGCCGTGTGCGGTGTCATGCGGGACGGCGTGACCGGCATCCCCACGGCCCAGCTGCAGGCGCAGGCGCTGGCCATAATGACCCAGCTGTCCACTGAGCTGCACGCCAAACTCGACGCCCTGGACGCCGCCATCGCGGGTGTGGAGAGCGGGAGCTTTTATACCAAGGCAGAGGCGGACGCGAAATTCGGCACGCCGTACAGCCTGCCCGCTGCTACAGTCAGCACGCTGGGCGGCGTGAAGGTGGGCGACTATCTGGACATCGCTGCGGACGGCACCCTGAGCGGCAAGACGCTGTATGACACCATCGCGGCCAGTGTGGCGGTCAAGTCGGAGGCGCGGCTGGTGTGGAACTACGGAAAGTTTGACATTGACCGAAATCAAGTGCACACCTATCAGGCTCCATCTGACGTTGACTATTTTGTCTATAAGTATGCCAGCGTCGATGAGAACGTGACGATTCCTCGCGGAAACACGGTAAAAACATCGGTCGGACAGGAGTTCACGATTACTTTCCAGACAGACGGAACCATCACGTTCACCAACGCAAAAAGCAGCTACAATAACAGAAATTATGTGTACAACGTCACATTTACCGGCTACCACTACCCCACCCTCGCGGACCTGCTGACCGAGACGCAGGCCGCGCAGGCGGACTATGACGCGCTGGACGCGGAGGACAGCGCGATTGATGCACCGGACGATGTGACGCAGGAAGAGTAACGCCAAGAAAGAAAGGACGTGAGAGCATGGCGATCAAAGTATATTCCCTTGCAAAAGACGGCAGCAAAAAGCTGTCTGCAAATTTTGCGGTGAGGGAGTTCAGGTGCAAAGATGGGTCTGATCCTATCTTTATTGACTCCGAACTGGTGGAACTGCTGCAGAAGATCCGCAGCCATTTTGGCAAAGCGGTGAACATCAACTCCGCGTTCCGCACGGCAAGCCACAACGCGAAGCAGAAGAAAGCATCCAAGTATAGCCAGCACCTTTATGGAAAGGCTGCGGACATCTGGATTGCAGGCGTGCCGGTGGACACGCTGGCCGCCTACGCCGAAACGCTGCTGCCTGACCGGGGCGGTATCGGTCGGTATTATAGCGATAACTTTGTGCATGTCGATGTACGCGCAGCGAAGAGCCGCTGGACCGGGTAAGGGGGTGATACCAATGGCAAGTGTTCTGATGTCGGATGCACCGTATGCATCCTGGCTTTCTGGCGTTTTAACTACACTCGAAGAACACAAGATCGACCGCATTGCGGTTGCAGCACCCTTACCGAATGGCGAGGTATTCACAGGCTACTTCCGCTTGGACACGATGGACAAGGCCCTTCTGGCGGCCAACATGCAGGCCGACGCTGTGCTGGACGCAGTGTGCCACAATGGACAGCGCATCCAGCAGGCATGGAGCGATGACATAGATGAGGAGGTGTAACCAACGGACGACGCAATCGTCGCCGCCCTGCTGAGCGGTGCCGTGACTTTGATCGGGGTGCTGATTGCCAACAGCCGCAGTCAGGCCGTGACCGATACCAAGCTGGAAGAGCTGACCCGCGAGGTGCGCGAGCACAACAATTTCGCCCGCCGCGTGCCCATTCTGGAAGAGCAGATGAAGGTGGCCAACCACCGCATCGCAGATTTAGAAGCCAACGAACACGAAAGAGAAAGGAACTGACTATGAATAACCTGAACAACAAGATCTCCGCCGGTACCATCGCCCGCACCGCCTGCCTGCTGCTGGCTCTGACCAACCAGATCCTCAGCGCCTGCGGCAAGCCCGTGCTGCCCATTGAATCCAGCACCGTGGAGCAGCTGGTCACCGCTGGCATCACCACCGTGGCCGCGCTGGTGGCCTGGTGGCAGAACAACTCCTTCACCGCTGCCGCGATCCAGGCGGACAAGTATCTGGAGGACAAGAAGAGCCAGGTCAACAAGTAAGGTCGCTATACTACTTAGCCGCTCCGGCGGCAGGCCGAAAGGCCGCACAGCATGACAACAGCCCCGTGGTTCCGGTGATTCCGGTTCCATGGGGCTGTTTTTTTGCAGCGCATTCCGACATGTTGCGACATATTGCAACACTTTCAGCACATTTCCGGCATTTTCCAGCTAGAGTTGTACCGGAAGGAAGTGTAAAAAATGACCACTTATGATATGACCGACTTTGCCGCACAGGTGGACGGGGTGCTGCGCCCGCTGGGCATCACCCGCAATATGCGGGCTTACCACACTCTGAGCGAGGCGCTCCGGCTGATCTGCGAGCAGGAGGACCGACTGGAAGCCGTCCAGAAGGAGATCTACGAGCCACTTGCAGACCGTCATTGCTGCGACTGGACCGCCATCCAGAGCATGATCCGCCGTGCCGCGCAGACCTCATGGGCCACCAACCCCGCTCAGGTGCAGCATCTGGCTGGCTACCCGCTGACCGGCTGCCCCAGTGCCGTGCAGTTTCTGGAGCTGCTGTATAATGGGATGGTGAGAGGGGTGTAAATCGCCTTAGCCCAAAAAGTGGGTTGCGAAGTGGGTTTGCACAAAAGAAAAGCACCCGGAAACTTACGTTTCTAGGTGCTATTTCTTGGTGGGCGCGGGTGGATTCGAACCACCGAAGCTGAAAGCAGCAGATTTACAGTCTGTCCCCATTGGCCACTC